AATCAATTCAGGGCTGACATTTTCGTCAAACCAGCAAGATCAATCAACTTTATCGGACTAACATTCGTTGCTACCCGCACTGGAATTAGTTTTGAAGAAGTCGTTGGAAACGTTTAAATTAATTACTTAGAGGAACACAATTAATGGCAAACCTAAACATTCCTGCTACTAAAGACAGAACCCTTGATGCATTCAAGGGTAGAATGGTCGGGGGTGGTGCTCGTCCTAATTTATTTGAATGTGAACTATTTTTTCCCGACGAAGCTATTCCAAATGGAAATACTAGAGATGAAGTAACCGACAAGGCACGATTCTTAGTTAAAGCAGCAAACCTACCAGCATCAAATGTTACACCAATTAACATCCCATTTAGAGGAAGAAACCTGAAAATTGCAGGAGACAGAGTTTTCGATCCTTGGACTGTTACTGTTATCAACGATGTTGATTTCGGAATTAGAAACACATTTGAAAGATGGATGAACCTCATCAACAAGCATGAGGATAATGCAGGTCTAACAGATCCTACTTCATATCAAAAAGATGTGTTTGTAAGACAATTTGGTAGATCAGCTGTTGGTGGACCAGTACCACAAACAGCAACCAATATGCCAGTTCTTAAAGCATATAAATTCTACGGTGTTTTCCCAACTAACGTGTCAGACATTGCTCTTTCATACGATAGTTCAGACTCACTTGAAGAGTTTACAGTTGAACTACAAGTTCAGTGGTGGGATGCTTTAGATCCAACTGGTGCAACGCAGCTTGGCAGCGGCTCCTAAATAGTGGTATAATAGTAGTAAAGAAACTATACAATGGCAAAACTATTTGGTTTTAAACTCCCAGAATCTGGGGATAACAAGTCAAAGGGGGTCGTTTCACCGATCCCCAAGTCCGACGAAGATAAGTCGGACTTTTATGTGTCGAGTGGATTTTATGGCCAATACGTTGACATTGAAGGGGTATATAAAAGCGAACAGGATCTGATTCGTAGATATCGTGAAATGTGTCTGCACCCAGAGGCAGATAGTGCAATTGAAGATGTTGTAAATGAAGCACTAGTTTCAGATCTAAATGATTCTCCTGTAGAAGTTGAATTATCTAATTTACCTGCGTCTGATAAGATAAAGGATCATATTAGAACAGAATTTAAATATATCAAAGAACTCATGAACTTCGATAAGAAGTCTCATGAGATTTTTCGTACCTGGTATATTGATGGAAGAGTTTTCTATCATAAGGTAATTGATTTAGAAAAACCACAAGACGGTATTCAGGAAATAAGATATATCGATCCACTTAAAATAAGACTTATACGTCAAGTTGAAAAACTAGGATCCAATCAGTTATCACCATTTGATGTAAGTAAGAATTCAGGTAATGCAAAAGAAGTAGAATCACCAAAAGTAAATGAATTTTACGTTTATGATCCTAATACTGTAGCTAAAGGTAGTGGTATAATTCCAAGTAGAGATCAAAAGGGTGTAGTAAAAATTGCTAAAGATGCAATCACATATGTCACTTCAGGACTTGTAGATCGTAATAAGCAAACAGTTTTATCATATTTACATAAAGCAATTAAAGCACTTAACCAGTTAAGAATGGTTGAGGATAGTCTTGTTATCTACAGATTATCTCGTGCTCCAGAAAGAAGAATATTCTACATTGATGTAGGTAATCTCCCTAAAGTTAAGGCAGAGCAATATCTTCGTGATGTTATGAACCGTTATAGAAATAAACTGGTTTATAATGCTGACACTGGTGAGATTCGTGATGATAAGAAATATATGGCAATGTTGGAAGACTTCTGGCTTCCTAGAAGAGAAGGTGGTAGAGGAACAGAAATTTCAACTTTACCAGGTGGACAAAACCTTGGAGAACTTACTGATATTGAGTATTTCCAATCTAAACTTTATAAATCACTGAATGTTCCATCAAGTAGACTTGATAGTCAAGGTGGATTTAATTTGGGTAGATCATCAGAAATCTTAAGAGATGAAATTAAGTTTACTAAGTTTGTTGGTAGACTTCGTAAGAGATTCTCTGGTATCTTCAATGATATGCTTAAGACTCAGTTAATTCTTAAGAATATTATTACTCCAGAAGATTGGGATACATTAGAAGATCACATTCAATACGACTTCTTGTATGATAATCATTTTGCTGATCTTAAAGAGAATGAACTTCTTCAAGAGCAGTTGGCTGTAATTGCTTCTATGGAACCATACATGGGTAAGTATTTCTCTGCTCAATATGTAAGAACAAAAATCCTTAAGCAGACTGAGACTGAAATTGAGGAAATGGATGAACAGATGGCAAAGGAAATTGAGGATGGAATTATACCTGATCCAAATATGCCAGTTGATCCAGCAACAGGAATGCCAGCAGACCAAGCATTAGCAGGGTATGATATGATGGGTACTGTTCCAGATGGAATGCCAGAAGAAGGAGCACCCATGAATATGCCGAAGGGTGGAGAGATATAAATACCTTTAGTTTATAATTATATTTCATTACTATGGATGATTTAATGGATATGTTGGCAACTGATCAATCTGCATCAGAAATTAGCGATAAGATAAAAGAAATTTTATTTGCTAAGAGTGCAGAGAAGATAGATGCTGCAAAACCAGATGCTGCTGCTAGTCTATTCGGACAAGAAGCAGAAGCAGAAACTGAAGTTGATACTGAGCCCACAAATGAAATAGATCCAGAAGAGGAGTCTAATGACTAGAACTTTAGTAACAGGTAGTGAGGCAGCATGTGGCACTGATGCTGCAAATGCTTCCACATTTGGAAGTGCAACTGTAGTGCGTCTTGTCAATACTACGAGTACTGCAAGAGTAGTAACTGTTGCTACTGCTGTTGGAGGATCAACAGTTGGAACTTTCACACTGCTAGGCAACACTGTTGAGTTTGTTGATAAAAAATCAACTCAGGCAATTTTTGCTGCTCATGCTAGTGTCTTGGGTACATCTGTAGGATACGCAAATTAAGAACAATGAAACTGATTACAGAAGAAGTCTCACAAGTTAAATTTATCACCGAAGGTAAAGGATCCAATAAGAAACTTTATATTGAAGGTGTATTTTTGCAAGGAGATATAAAAAACCGTAATGGTAGAATGTATCCTGTATCAACTCTTGCTAAAGAGGTTAACAGATACAATGAAGCATTTGTCCAAAAAGGTCGTGCTTTAGGTGAGTTGGGACATCCTGATGGCCCTACAGTAAACCTTGATCGTGTTTCTCATAAGATTACTTCTCTTGTTCAAGAGGGAAATAATTTTAAGGGTAAAGCACAAATTCTTAATACACCGATGGGTAAGATAGCATCATCATTAATTGATGAAGGTGTAACTCTTGGTGTTTCTTCTCGTGGTGTTGGGTCACTTAGAGAAGATCGCACTGGTGCTAAGGTTGTCGGTGAAGACTTCCAGTTAGCAACTGCTGCAGACATAGTTGCAGACCCTTCTGCTCCAGACGCTTTCGTCAATGGAATCATGGAAGGTAAGGAATGGGTTTGGGACGGAGGCACACTTCGTGAACAAATCGCAACCCAAACAAAGAAGCGTATTAATACGCTAGTGAGTCAAAAACGACTAGAGGAGCATAAACTCCAGTTGTTCAATGATTTTTTGACAAATATATAATTTATAAATAAATATAGTTTTACACTAAAAGGTAATCGGAGAGAACTAAAATGTCCCGTGGTAACAAATTACAAGAAATGGAAGTAGACGTTAAGGAATCCAATGCCGTTACTGCTGGTGCAGCTGCTGCCGATAAATCACTTCCTAAAGCAGGAAGTAATGCTGCAGGAGTTTCAACACCAGGAAATAGCGGTTCTTGGGAAGACTTAGGCGGGCCTACTCCAGAAAACTACAAAGTCGATGACGACTCTGCTAAGTTAAAAACACCTGGTGCTACCCTTAAGCAAGTTAAGGATGTAGTTAACAAGGGTGCAAAATCTGGTGTTAAGTCTGGAGATGTCCAACCAGGGACAAGTTTAAACTCTGGCGATGAAGTCGAGGTCAAAGCAGACCAAGAAGTCGTTGCAGAAGAACCTGTTGTTGCAGAAGAAGATCTTAAGAAAAAGGTCGAAGATGCGATTACCGAAGAACCTGAAGCTAAAGAAGACGAAGTTGTTGCTGAATCTTCTGAGGAAGAAGTTGCACCTGAACTCAATATCGAAGAAGATGTTGAAGCACTTCTCCAAGGAGAGGAACTATCTGAAGAGTTCCAAGCAAAAGCAAAGACTATCTTCGAGGCAGCAATCAATTCTAAGGTTGCAACAATTAAAGAGGACTTAGAGAAAGAAAACTCTAAGAAACTCGAAGAAGAAATTGAGTCCAAGAAATTAGAACTCACAGAAAGAGTCGATTCTTACCTTGAGTATGTAGCTGGAGAATGGCTACAAGAGAACGAACTTGCTGTAGAGGCAGGACTTAAAACAGAAATGACTGAATCCTTCCTAGAAGGTATGAAGTCACTATTTGAAGAACATTATGTATCAATCCCTGAAGACAAATATGATGTCCTTGAGAACATGGTAAATAAACTTGATGAAATGGAATCAAAACTCAATGAGCAAATTGAAAGTAACGTTGCTCTGAATAAGAGACTTGCCGAATCTAAATCCGATGGAATACTAAGTGACGTGGCAGAAGGTCTTGCAATCACACAGAAAGAGAAGCTTGCTTCACTTGCTGAAAGTGTAGAGTTTGAAAGTGAATCAAATTACCGTGAGAAACTAGTAACGTTGAGAGAATCTTATTTCCCTTCAACTGCACCTAGTGCTCAGAGAGACAATAATGAAGTACTGAGTGAAGGTACTGAGTCACCAGTTAAGAATACTGGATCAATGGCGAATTATCTCTCAACACTTCAAAGAGTCGCTAAGAAGTAATTTCTTATCATAAAAACAAAAACAACACTTTTACTTAAGAGGTAAATTCAAATGCAAATGTTCAATGCTGAACAACTGCAGGAGAAGTGGGCTCCATTACTAGATGCCGAGAGTGCTCCCGAAATTAAGGATGCACATCGCAGAATGGTTACCGCAGTTCTTCTGGAGAACCAAGAAAAATTTATGAACGAGGAGAAGCAATTCCTCTATGAAGCCGCACCAACAAACGACGCTGGTACAGGCGGTTTCGGTGCTGACTCTGCTGCTGCAGGTCCAACCGCAGGTTTCGACCCCGTTCTAATCTCATTAATTAGACGTTCAATGCCAAACTTGGTCGCTTATGACCTTGCTGGTGTTCAACCAATGAATGGTCCTACTGGACTAATCTTCGCAATGCGTTCTAAGTACACCAATCAGGGTGGAACAGAGGCATTCTTCAACGAAGCAGACACAACATTCTCTGCACAGAACAGTGCTGACAGTATCACTGCTGGTGAGACTGACACAGCTGCTGGTTTGGGTACAGTTACTCAAGCGGGTACTAACCCATCTGCATTGAACCCAGTTGGTTCTGCATCCTCAACAGGATACAACGTTGGACAAGGTATGCCAACAGCAAATGCTGAAGCACTTGGAGACGGTTCATCGAACCACTTCAACGAGATGGCATTCAGCATCGAGAAAGTAACAGTTACTGCGAAATCTCGTGCGTTAAAGGCAGAGTACTCACTAGAGCTTGCTCAAGACCTTAAGGCAATCCACGGATTGAATGCTGAAGCGGAATTAGCAAATATTCTCTCAACAGAGATCCTTGCTGAAATTAACCGTGAAGTTATCAGAACAATCTACAAGATTGCTGAACAGGGTGCTGCTGCTAACACTGC